GCCCATGACCGTGCGCGCGCAGGACGGCACGGTCATGGGCGTCACTCACGGTCACGCTGCCGGCTCGAAGGGCAGGGTCTCCGATTGGTTTCGCGGGCAAGCGTTCGGCTGTGTCGCCGGCATGCAAGACGCCCGCGTGCTGCTGCACGGTCACTGGCACTCATTCTCCGTGCAGACCGTCGGAGATAGCCGACAGATCATCTGCGCCCCGACTGTCGACCCGGGGAGCAGCTGGTTCCAGAACGCCAGCGGCGAGTCATCCAAACCGGCGCTCCTGACGTTCGAACTGGGAGGCGGCACCTCGTCGGACTGGCGCCTCTGGTCCTGACATCCCCAACAACCGAGTGCCGCTAATTGCCTGACGGGTTGTCGCGCTCTTAGAGTGCGCCCCCATAGCGGCCCGCAGTCCGGCCCCCTCAACCATCACAGCGTTCGAGGGGGCCGGGCTTTCCCCGCCATCCCAACGACCCGCCGCACGCGTGGGCGAAACCACAGTCGAGCGGGTTGACGGCAGCCGCACGCAGTGGAAGCATTACTTACATCCGATCGGCTAACCGATCAGAAAGGAAACGGACATGACCGCCCCAACCCCGAGGAGGGCCACCCCCTCCTCGGGTGCCACCGAAGGACACCCCATGAACGCCGCAACAATCGCTCGCATCGCCGCCTGGAACGTCATCGCCGACACCGACCTTCCCGCCGGCACCAAGGTCACCGTCAAAGACGGCTGGGTCAGCCTCCACCCCCGCAGCGGACAGCCGGCCCGCATCCCCTACGGACCCGAGAGCACCCTCGGAGGCCTCTACGACGACCTCAGGGGCGCGGCCCAGGCAGCCACCCAGGCGGACCGCTGACAGGCCGTCAGGCGGCCCTAGCCATCCCCAGAAAGGAACGCAGAAGTGATGTACCCCCACCAGCCGACACGACCAACCCCCATCGAAAACGTCTCCGCGGGCAGCCTCATCATCCGAGAAGGTGCCACCTGGAGGGTCGAGTCCAACGCCCCGACCCCCGGCCGGCCCGCCTACCGGACCCTCACCCTCCGAGGGGGACACGCGGGCACCCAGAAAGGCTCCTACGCCACCGCCCCCGCCGGGTCCATCGTCATCGTCCGCACCATCTGAAAGGAACCACCAGCATGCGTCACGCCGCCCCCCACACCACCATCGACCGCAAACTCAACCGGGCTAACCAGATCGCCTTCGGCGCCGTCGTCTACACCATCGCCGCACTCGCAACCGCCCTCATCACCCTCGGCTCCGCCCTTGCCTTCTGGGGCCTCTGGCAGTGGCTGGGGGTGAACTAATGACCCCCGCAGGAGTCGTCAGCGAGGCCCTCACTATCATCGACGCGTGCGGCCTTGACCGCACCCGGCTGAAAGTGGCTACCGGCCCCCACGAAGCCATCATCCGCAGAGGCCGGAAGCCCTCAGGAATCCGCGTAACCCTCACCCGTCGGGGCGTCACCTGGTATGTGACCGGCGGAGGCGTCCGCTGGCGGGGGACCAGCCGCCACTCCGCAGCCACCCAGATCGCCCACATCATCGAGGTCGGATGGAGGTGACGGCGGTCTGGGAGGCCTATCGGCAGGCGCCATCATCGCCACCAGACCAACCCCCCACCTGAGCAAAGCCGCCGCGTACTCCTCCAGCCGGAACGCGCGGATGCGGAGGCGGTGCGCTTCCTCCTCAGCGAGGTCGCGCGCCGCCTCCGCTTTCTCACGCCCTTCCTCCAGGAGCTGCACCCTGCGAGTCAGCGCCCTTGTGATCGCCTCCAACGCCTCAACGCGCCGGTCCGCAGTTCTGTCCGCCCTCGCAAACAACCAGCCCACCCACGAGGCGACGCCAGCCAGAGCGGCGCCGATCAGCTCCGCCGGGAGCGGAGGAAAAGAAATCTCATGCATGCGCCAAGTGTCCCACTAGGGAAATGCCGCGCCACTCACGCCAACGGGGCGTACATCATCGGAGCAATCCGCTTGCCGCCGCCATTCGCCGGCACGTTCGTGACCACCGTCTTGTTGGGCCACACCTCGATCGTTGCCCCGTCGGACGTGCCGTCCGTCCTCAGAAGCGGGTAGCAAGTCCTCTGCGGCTTCCGGTCGCCAAGTACCGCCGGCGGGACCGTCGCAAGCCGCTTCTGCCCGACCGTGGGGACTGTCACGGTCCCCCACTCCGAGCGGGGCCCCACGCACAATGCATTCCCCTCGAGGGCAGCAATGAACGTGTCGCCGGGTGTAGCGTCACCCGAGAACGTCACCCACGATGTCGGCGCTGGCTCCGACCCGCCGGCCGACAAGGCAGCCGCTCCACCGCGACCCAGTACCGGCAATGCGGCGACAACTTCCACCCAGGCTTTCATCGCCTCCGGGTGGGTGGCGCGCACGTCAAACCCGTTGTAGTCGCCGACATTCCACAAGCCGACCCCCGACAGTCCGGACGCGGCGACACACGGAACCAGTGCGCGGAACTTCGCAGCCCTGACAGAGTCAGCCGTACCGTCCGAGTTGAACCCGCACTCCTCCATGAGGGCGAGCTTCCCGCCGGACTGGGCTACGTCCACGAACCTGGAGATGCCAGGCTTCAGTTTCGCCGGCTCGTCGTACCCGTGGAACGTGAGCGCGTCCACCCACGGCACGGCAGCGAGCCGGTCCACCGCGTCGCCGTACGCCCCCCGGTCAGGACCATCGGAGTTCAGATGGTTGAAACCACCCGCGGTGATCGGCCCGTCATAGTCCAGCTTCCGAACCGCAATCGCCTGCTGCCGAATCGCCCACAAATACTGGTCCGGAGACTTCGCCTGCTGGGTCGGGTTGTTGTCGCCCCACAGGATGTCAGGTTCCCCCGACAACGCCACAGCAGACACCTCGGGGGCATGCGCGTAGTCATAGTCGGCACCGGGGAACTGCCTGCCGAGGATCTGCGCCATCGGCGACAACCATGCAGGCCACTCCAGGAAGTACGGGTTCGTCTTCTCTTTGATCAGAAGGTTCCGGTAGTACGAGAAGTCGATGATGATACGGAAGCCGGCGTCCACGGCGGCGCGCACCTTGTTATCCATCTCGCCGAGCTTGTCCCCGACGTTGGCGGCCGCCTGGGCGGTCGACTCCTCGAAGATGTTCGTCAGTCGCATGTGCGTGCCGCCGAGTGCGGCAGCCTGTGTCGCCCATCTAGCGCCGTCTGGCGCCCCATAAGCGGAAATCTGCACGCTGCCTCGCAGCGCTTCGGTGCGCACGCGACGCCCCTCTGATGGCTCAAGTGTAGCCATGGCCCCTCCAAGCGAATGTGAAACCTGCCCCCCCCGATTGTTTCACAGGTGCGGCAGGTAACGGTCGGTGTCAACGGGCGGCCCCGAGGCTGATCACACGGAATCGCGTGCCGGGGTAGACGCCGCCATCGTAATGCCAGAACGGGTCCGTCCCATACGACCCACACGTCGAGTAGGCGGCCGTGTGGGTACCCGCCGGCACCTCCTGCTTCCACGACAGGTGATGGGTCATGAACGTCCGGTTGTATTGGATCTCCGTCTGCCACAGGCCCGCGTTGTCCAAGATGAAACCGAAGTAGTAGCTGCCATTGGCTTTATCTTTAGCCTCTTCGCTTTGGAAGTCAGAGTGGACGATACTGACACACACATCCAGGCTGAACTCCAACAACGATCGGATCGGCAGATTGAAGCCGGTCTCAGCCCACCTGCGTGTCGTGTGGTCACTAGTGGGCCGCCCGCGGCCGTTGCTGGCGTCGGTCTTGTCGACAAGCACGTCACAGAAACCAGCCACCGGCTGCAGCACGTATTGGCCGCCGGACCTAGTCCCATCCGCCGAGTACAGCACCCCAGCAATCAGGAACATAGCCGGGTGCGCGGACGACACGACACCAGCAGGCGCCTGCGCCAGGCGGGCCTGCGCCTCAGCCTGCGACGCACACCGAATGAACGTACCGACACTGTCGGCATAATCGCCCCACGCCGACAAGATCGGGTCGGAAGCGGTCGGGACCTTAGCCCCATCCCAGCGGGTAGTACTCATATCCCTATCCTACTTCACCTAGCAACGAACATAGCCGACATCCGGAACTTTTTAACCTCCAGCCAGTAGGTGCCGGGGTCATCGCCAGGACTCTTAATCTCCATCCTCCACGGCAGATTCGTGCTCGTGCGAAGCTGCTGCATCCCCGCGGCACACACGGTGGTCGTACACCCAGGCTCCAACGCCACCGACGAGCTGATGCCCTTATCCCAGTTCTTTGCCGGATGGCACGACAGCTTGAAGGTGATCCACTGCGGGTAGTGGTTGTACACCTCAGCCTGCACGGCAATCCAATACAAGCCCGAGTATGTGACGTACGGGATCCCCCAACGAGGCTCAACGCCCACCCAGGCGGCGTCGTACTCGTCCCATTTCTTCGCGTTCTCTAACTTGTCCGGCTCCCACCAATAGTTGCGCCAAGAGAGTATGCGCTGATAGTTGGAAATAACCCCAACGAAATGCGGCGGCAGTGCCAACGTCTCCAGCGGCCGCCCCTGGCTGAGCATGTTCCCCCGCCAGCTCACAATCTCCCGGTTGTTCATGTTGAAACCAGAGTTCGTGTCCTGGTCGATCAGTCGCAGGGAGTCGCCCCGCAGGCGCACGTTCGTCGTATCGTAGGAACGCCTGTAGTTAACCGAAAGGTCCTTCACATGAATTCGCGTCGGGGAGTACAGCGGGTAGATACGTATGAAGTACTGTCGCGTGCCCCCGTCGGAAGCCCTCCAGGTCAGCATGGGGAGGCGCTGCCAGCCAGTGAGGGTCCGGTTGCGGGACAGGACATGCCCGTCCCGGAGGAGGTGGATCTCCACCTCCGTCACCTCATCCCTGCCGGCGTCCCCCTTGTGGCTGACATAGAAATACGCATACGGGTCAAACACGTCCCCCGCCGGCAACGTAACGTCAATCTCCCAGCAGGCGCCGTACGAGAAATCCAACGACGACGAGAAAGACCCCACAAGCTCCCGGGACGTAGCGGAGGAAATGCCGATAGAGGCCGTACTATCCCAGTCCGAGTACTTGTTCGTCCAGGCGGCTCCCAGGTCCCGGTACTCCTCAATCCACTCACCCTCATCCGCGTCGTACGCCTTATAGCCCGGCTTGCGGGCGTTAATGGACGCCGCGGACTCGGTATACGAATAAATTGAAGAGCCGACAATTTTCGACCCGAAAATATTGTTGCCCTTCAGATCCCCAACGATTGCCGTGCCGGTGATAGTGGCCTTGCCCGCAGTCAACATGTCGGTAGTCACGGACGCGAACGCCGCTAGCTTCGCCCACAGCTCTTTGCTGGCATAAATGGCATCCGACGTTACGCTGCCAGGGGCGAGCTTCGTGGCGCCCACAGCCTCCGTCAGCGACACGAACGCCACCTCAGCGCGGCAGCCCGCCGTAGCGGACAGTTGGAACATGGTCGACGTGACGCCGACATCCGGCACCCACGACCATTCCTCGGTCCGCCACCCGTAATCGTTAACCTTGTATACGGGCCGGCAAATTTCCTTCGCCGCAGCGGTCGCCACCAGCGTGCCGGAGTTGCCGGAGTTGTACCGGTACGTCATCCGCAGCACCCAACGCTTCCCCGCGGGGAACGTGATCTTCTGCGTTGCCTGCGCCCACGTCTTCGCACCAGCAGGGTTCACGAATCGGACGCCAGTCGCCAGCGCTCCCGGAGCGCCGGAGACAGTAGCCGCCAGTGTGACAGCTTGCGCGTCCGACGCCGTCCACACAGAGGAGGGCGACGCCGCGAACAGCGGCTCCCGCACCATGTTCTCCGGGTCCACTGACACCGAATGGGCAGCAACGGCACCAAGGAACGCGGAGTCGGACGTGATCACGTCGATCACCGCCTGCGGCATCCTCGCACCACCAGTCACCATGAGCTTCGACACGGACAGGCCGCCGATCTTCGCGTCGGTGATGGACGCGTCGGCGATCTGTGCCGACCCGATCGCGGCGTCGCCGATCTGCGCACTGCCGATCGCCTTGTCGCCGATGAAGTTCGCCCCAGCCTGCGACAGCCTCCACACGGTGCCGTTCCACACGAACGCCTGGCCGAGCTTCCCGTCCCCGCCCTGCACCCACCACAGCGAGCCAGCAGTCTTGCCTTGACCGTCAGCCGGCAGTGGCGCGCGAGCGGCGATCGTCACCTTTCCGTCCAGTGACGACATCTTCGCGGTCGCCTGGTCAGCCGCGTTCCGGGCACCCAGCGCGTCAGCGGAAGCCTTGTCGGCTTTCTCGGCTGCGCCCTGCGCCGCAGCGGCAGCGCCGTCGGCCCTCTGCTTCGCGGCAACAATGTCCTGCGCAGAGGCGTCCTGCTTTGCCTTCAGCGTCGAGTAGTCGGCCTGTGCTTTCTGCGCGTCGGCCTGTGCAGCCTTTGCGGCAGCCTGCGCCCCATCCGCGACAGCCTTCACCGCGGAGGCGTTCGCGTCCGCTTTCTTTGCCGCCGTGTCGGCGTCCGCCGCCTTCTGTGTCGCGGTTTGCGCGGCAGTAGCCGCGTCCTGTGCTTTTGTGTTCGCCTGGCCGGCGAGCGTCTGCGCAGCCTGCGCTAGCGACTTCGCTTCCTCGGCGAGCGCCACAGCCTTCGCGTTATCGCCGGATTTCTTGACGGCCTCCTCGGCACGCCTCGCCGTTTCGGCGGCCTGCTGGGCGGTGGTCTTCGCGGCATCCGCCACACTAGCGGCAGCCTTCGCCGCTTCGCCCGCAGCAGCGACGCGCCCATCCAGGCCCTTCACAGTGCCCTGCACGGTGCCAACCGACGCGGCGGCAGCCTCCGCTTTCGCCCTGGCCGTCTGTGCGTCGCGGGCCGCGGCGGCAGCGTCCTTCGCGGCATTGTCGGCGCGAGTTTTCACTTCCGCGGCGGCTTTCTTCGCGTCCACCGCGTCATTCATGGCGTCCGCGATCTCCTTGCCAGCAGGGCCGAGGCGCTCGATCTGCGTGCGCTCGTCCCCGGGCTCGTCCTGCCCGTCAGTGATCGCCAGCAGCGTCCCATCAGGGTGCAAGCGAACAGTCACCATAGCGCCCTGCCACGTATACAGGCCGGGCGTCTCTCCAGCCACGTACGTTTCGGGCTTGTCGTACGGCATACCGACACGCACCCACCCGGCAGGCAAGGTCGGGTCAGTCTTCGACGTGTCAACGACACGACCTTTCACCCAGCGGATCGTCGTGTCGCGACGGTGGGACGCCTGGCTGCCCTCGCGAAGCGCCAAGTACAGACTGCCATCACTCATGCGGTCTCCTCCCCTATAGGTGGCGGCGAGCCTCCCGGCCGATCACTGTCATCGTGCGGGACACGTCAGACAGCGAGCAGGAGTAACTCGTGACGATGATAGCAACCCACTCGCCTTCCTTGATCTCAAACGCAAGGAGGTCTCCGACCTCGACGCGCGGGTCGAACGCCAACTCGATCTTCCAGGACGGGAGGCGGTCACGGACGTGAAGCGCGTCCACGTTCGCCTGCTCAACCATCTTCGACCAGGACTTGTCCGACGACAGGTCAGTAACCTTCGTCACCCTGCCGTAATGCTTCGGGTCGTACGGGGCACCCACGTACTGCATGCCGATATGGAAGTCGTACACATAGTTCGCCTTCCAGCCGGTCGTCTTACCCTTGTCGTCAGTCTCCTTCTCCCACCCGGGCCAGAAATCTCGACGCCACTGCCAGTATGTGTCAGCCGCGTTCTGATACAAGTTGTCCTTCTGTCCCCAGGCGGCCTTCTCGCTCTTATGCTCCCAGAGCAGGTTCACTGCCTCGTCGACCTCTGTATCATGGTCGGACCGCTTGACGGCATCATCCCACGACTTATTGCCAGACAGGGAGTACGACTTCGTGCCGTTCCCCTTCGCGTTGATCTCGATCATGTTCGGCAGCCTGCCGGACGGATCCTCCGTCCGCTGCGCATCCACGAGCAGTCCAGACGACAGCGGATACGTCTCGTCAGGCACCTGCCAGTCCGTCCGTCGCGCGTACGCCTCAATCTTTCCTCCGTACCCCATGCGCACGTCAGCGCCGCACGAGTCCGCGAGCATGATCACTGACGCCAGCCGGTTCGGCGGCATCTGCAAGGACGCCATCGGAGCAACGTTACACACCTTCGGGTCTACCCAAATGTAGGTGTGCTCCGGGACTGGGTTCAGGCGCCGCATCTCCGACAGCAGGGTCCCGCCCACCCACGGCGAGTGGGGGAACGGCAGCGGATTCTCTTCCAAGTCCAGAAGCATGTCCTTCGCCGACACGGTCGCCTCCTCCGGGTTCGCAGGCGACTCCACGATCCGGAAATGCCCGAACGGGACGTCCCACCCTTCGCCTTCGCGAGGGCGGATCTCCAGCACGGGGCACAACTCCTGCCCATAGTTGGCTAGAGGGTCGGTCGGGTCCTTCGCCGCCAACTGCCTGGGGGCATTCAGGGTCAGCCGCGCGGGCGCGCTTGGGTTCGAGTCGGTCTTTGAACCGAGCTTCCCCCAGTCCAGCTGCACGTTGTATACAGGCAGATCCCGCCACCGGATCTCCCCTCCATAGCGGACATCAACACGGACACGCCACCGTGCCGGCCGGGCCATGTCGAACAAGGAAGGGCCGGGCCTCATGACGGCATCCCCGCCACAAAACGGCACACATCGTCGTATGTGCGCGCGGCGATGTCTGAAATGCTGGCGTCCGACAGGTCCGCGATACCAACCTCAGCGAACTCCACCGTCGGCAGCGGGTCCCCGTCGAGCAGCAAGCAGGGGGCGACCCAGTCTGCGCCGGCTCGAACTGTGACTTCCGCCCTCACGAGCGCCCAGCGGTTGGCGTCAGGCTTGCCGCGGACCTGCTGGGCGGGGAAGTCAAACGAACGTTTCGTGGAGTCGGAACCCGTGCCGTTCGACAGCCACAGGCCGATCGACACGTTCGACAGGTCCGAGACAGCGCCGATGCGTCGCATATAGGCGGACACTTCCAGGGTGTGACCGACTGGCGCCTGACGGAAACTGGACGTGCCCGCCGTTGGGGTGACAGTCCGGACGCCGCCCCCACGGGTCGGCCGCCCATGCGGGGACCAGTCCTCCGAAACGTCCCCGCCGAGCAGCTTGTCATCCTCTGGATGGGTGGTCCCGCCCCACAGGTAAGTGACGTCCCGCCCGATGTCGCCGGCCGCGAGCTTCTCCTCCCAGTCAAGCCACTCACCCCAGGTGACGCACGGCGCCCACGACCCCATCCGGGTGCCATACATACCAAGCCACCGCTCGGTGTGGCGGACCATTTCCGACGGACGCTCCGTGACGGACAGCTCCCACTGGACGGTCCCAGCCAGGCGCGACTCGGTCTGCTGGGCGGTCGCCTTCTGCACGGCGACCACGCGAATCGGGCGGATCGTACACGACGGGATCCTGCACGCGTCACCGTCATGGGCGACAATCAAGTAGCCGGGGCGTTGCGTCAGCTCGCGAAGCGTCTCATAGTCGGCTTTACCTTTCGTCCGGTACGTGATCGTGTACGACAGCGGCTCCGCTGACTGCCCCCATCTGTCAAGGGTTCCAGCGGACGTAGACAAGGTGGTCAGCCCCGCGGAGAACGACTCCTCGTTAGCTTCAACGATATGCCCCTTGACGGCGACATGACCCGTCTCGTCGGAGATGATGTCAGCCCCAATAGACGCGCGCACCGCGGTCGTGTCCGCCGCACCGGCCTGCGTGTACGTAGTTTCCTCGCCAATTGGCGCCAGCGGATCGCTGATGCACTCCGAGTCGGTCGGATGCCAGGCCAATACCCGATTGTTGTCGGACTTTACGTACACGGGTAGCGCGGACGACCCCGCAGGTGACGGGTTCGGCTGCAGCGACAGCATCCCCGTATGCCGCGCCGTGAAAGCCTTCATAGTCGCCATACGCTCATCTTCCCATCATTCTGTTCGCGGTGACGATGCGTCCGTCTGCCACGGACTTCATCCTGGTAGTCAGGGTAGTCTGCCCGTCCACGGTGAGCTCCAAGTTCATCCCATCCATGGCCTTGCGGAGTTGCTTCACCGACACGCCGCCGGTGGCGCCAGTAGACGGCGAGACAGCGCCAGCGGCACCGCCATCAGCGAAACGCGTCGCTTCCATATACCGCTTGATGTCGCCATCGCGGATCATCTTCCGCAACCTGTACACGGCGTCCTGCCCCCCCGCAGCGGCCACCTCGGCCGCCGTCAGGACGTGTTCCCCGTTGGACAGCCACGCCGGGATCCAGTCATCCTTCGGGCCGCCGGGGCCATGGACCGCGCCCGCGTTCGCATACCCCCTGATCGGAGTGATCGGGCCACCCTCAGCACGCAGCCAGGATCCCTTCGGCATGTGGTCGCCGATCCAATGGCCGACAGACGTGAAGATCTGCTTGATCCGAGCGGTAATGCTGATCTCTTTGTCGTGGAGTTGATCAACGTTGTACTTGACTGTCCTGACCTTGCCTGACGCCTGGTCGTTACCGGAAATCGTGACCGTTCCAGTCGTTTCGTCGATCTCCGTGTGAATGGAGTCCTTCTCCCATCGGGCGCCGGTAGCGTCACCGAGAATAGACACAGTGCCGTCACTGTTGTCGATCGTCTGAACGGTCTCTTGCAGGCCAGACAAGCCCTTGTCGTTATCGGCGTCGATGTCGATAACGCCGGTCGTCCCATTCACTGAGTCCGCAGTGACCGTCAGCGTGTAGTCGGCCTGCGCGGCGTCACCAGAAATGGATATCGTCCCCGTCATGCCGTTGATTTCGGCGGTCGCACCGTCGGCAGCCTCGGTCGCCTGGCTGGTGTCAGCAGTGACCTCGGTGTTAATTTTGTCTGGGATCAGGCCGTACTTGTCGGCGAGCTCGACCGCCTCGTCCTCGGTGAGCCCCATGGATTCGGCGGCAGAAATGAACGCGTCCCGACCGGTCTGCATCTTCTCCTGCAGCTCATCCTGCCCCGCACCGGCCGCCTGCGCAGCCTGAACCTGCGCGAACGTTGCGCTAGCCAAGTCGTTCAGGGCGGATTGATTCTTCCGCCCCTTCTCCGTGGTGATATCCAAGGTAGCGCCGTTCTCCTTCACGGCGTCGTTCACATTCTTCAACGCCTCCTGGAACTTGATGTCAGCGTTACTGTTGGCGATCACGGTGTCACCGTAAGTCTTGATGCCCTTGATGACCTCCTCGATCGAGGGGACGATCTGGTCGGTACCTTCCTTCGCCTTGCGAATGGCGGCATCCAGCTGTGAAGTACCGCCGGCAGCCTGCTGGGCGTTCGGGTCGATCTGCCCGAGGGCAATAGCGAGGCGAGTATTATCGTCTGCGGTCAGCCCCATTTGCTTGGCGACCTCGTTCAGGTGCGCCTTGAAATCCGGCATGGAGTTGATCAGGTCGATCATGCTCTTGTTCGTGCCATTTGTCATCTCAGACGACAGTTTCTTGAACTGCGACACAGCCTCGTCCGTACTCATACCCGACAAGGCCTTCCCTGTCGTCTCCAACGCGTCTTTTGTGCGCTGCAGGTCAGACCGGGTGTCCGCGCCGAAGGCGCCAGAGATCCCATCGGCGAAGGACGCGAGATGCTGCTGCACGGACGACCACACAGACGGCCGGCTAATGTCCGCCAGGGCCTGCGAGTACTCCTGCAGGGAGTATTTGCCCTTATCGAAGTCGAGGTTATTCATGACGGAGCCACCATGCGCGAGCGCCGACGACATCTCGTCCACGGACACGCCCGTACGTCGAACCTCGTCGCCATAGTGCTTTACACCCTCGATCAGGGCAGCAGTAATCATCATCCGGCCTGCCCGGCCGAACCCCGTCATTCCGGTAGCGACCTCGCCGAGCCTTCCCCTCAAGCCGGCAGCCGTCCAGTTCAAGGTATTCATCGCGTCCTTGATCTCAACGATCTTCGGGGCCATCACCATGAGGCCGCCGACCGCCGTCAACGCGGCCCCGCCAAACGCGGCGAAGTTGAAAATCATGGACTGAGTGCCGGAGCCGAGCTCGCCGAGCTTGTCCACCAGAGAAGTGATGTGCTGAACGACAGAGCGGACGGGGGCCTGAGACGAAGAGCCGATCTTGATCATGGCGGTCTCCCAGGAACCGCCCAGCTTCTCGATGTCACCCTTTAGGTTATCCTGCTTCAGGCGGGCCGTCTCGGCCGCATATCCAGCATCGTTGACCTTATCGATCCACCCCTGGATACCTTCGCCGCCCTCGTTGTAGAGCACGTTCGCAGCACGGATGGCGTCCGACCCGAAGATCGTGCTCATCGCCGTGTTGCGTTCCTCTTCGCCGAGATCTTTCATGCCGTTGCGCAGCTGCTCCGCAACGGCGGTGATCCCAATGAAATGCCCCTGGGCGTCATAAATGTGGATACCCAGGTCATCCATCGCATTCTTCGCGCCCTTGGAGGGGTTTTCCAGGCGCTGAAGCATTGTCTTGAAGGAAGTACCAGCATCCTGCCCAATAAGGCCAGCTGACGCGAAAGCAGCAATGGAGCCCGTCGTCTCCTCAATACTGAGGCCCGCCTGGCTAGCCACAAGACCCGACTGCTTCAAGGCGTACGCCATATCATGTACGCCACCCTGGGCCTTACCGGCGCCAGCGGCCAGCAGGTCCGCAACATGGGTTACTTTGTCGCCGGACAAATTGAACTGGACCATGGCCGTCGCGGCTGTCTCCGCCGCCTCAGACACGCTGATCTCGCCAGCTGCCGCGAGGTCAAGGGCCCCGGAAAGACCCCCCGCAAGGATGTCCTTCGTGGAAACGCCCGCCTTAGCAAGCTCCTCGATGCCAGACGCAGCCTCCGTAGCCGAGAAAGCAGTGTCGGCGCCGGCTTGGATCGCCGCCTCTCGCAGCTGCGACATTTCCTCTGACGAGGAGTGGGTGGCGGCCTGCACTGAAGACATGGACGCGTCAAAGTTGGCGGCCATCGTGCCAGCCATTCCCGCCAGGCCAAGCAGGCCCGCGCCGGCGCCCGCAACAGTCGTGCCAAGCGTCGTCCATGCCGCCCCGTTCTGGCGGGCCGAGTCCGCCAGCCCAGCCAGGCCGGTCTTCCCTTTGTCGGAGGCGTTCCCCATCTGATCGCCGGCGCCCTGAGCGGCCTGCCCGGCGCCCTGCATCGCGTCCGCGGCGGACTTAGTGGCCGCCGACGCCTCAGACATGCCGGCCTTCACGCCCGACGCATCGGCCGTCAGCTTCACTACGACTGTACGATCTGCCACCACAGCCCCTTCCGACTCTGCTCGGACACCAGTTTACCTAGTCTTCGTCGCGGGTGTCCGCCACGTAGACGAGAGCGCCCTTCTTGGGCGGGTCGATCAGCTCACCGTCCTTATTACGCTCCGCATGCTCAGCCTCCCACTGCTCCCGGGCGGCTTTCGCGTAGCAGACTTCCTGACGGACCTCGAACCACCCGTCCATCATCTCGTCCCACGCTGTGTCTCGCGGGTAGCCGCACCCGCACGGGCACAGCGAGTCCTCAAACATGGAGTACGCCTCAGCAAGAACATAGTCTTGCGGCGTCCACTCCGACGACTCACGCAGAATGCCAGTAGGGGGCCGCCCCCATTGCAAGGCGTGCTTCACGCGCGCCCGCAGCCACTGTCCTGTCGGGGCGCTCAGGACTTCGACGAGAAAGGGGCCGTGATGGTGGGGCTCTCCGTGTCGACCATCCGCACGACGCGGGAGAGTTTCTCCACCTGCTGCGGGGACGCCCTGTACAGGCCGGCGATGTCCTCGCCGGTCACGCCAGTCGGCTCCACAATGTGAGCGGCCAGGAAAGCGCACTCCATCTCGTGGGTAACCGGGTCGTCCTTCCCTCTGTGACCGAGGCGCTCCATGAGTTCCTTTTGGGCGTACACAGACATGGTCTGCACGACGAACTCAACGCCCGACTCTTTCAGGACCTCAAGCGTCTTCTGCGCCTCGGCGAGGAGCTTCCTCTTCTGCTCATCAGTCAGGCCGGGCAGTCGCGCCTCCTCATCGAGGCGGTCAATCACGGCGAGCAGATCCGTGCGCCCATAAAGCACGCACGCCTTCCGAGTCGGCTGAAATCCTGCCATCCACTGAGCGAAGTCGAACTTCTCAGGCTCACCCGCGTCGCCAGTACGATCCTCAGCGTCGACCTCAGTAATCTGCGACGTGTCAGTCATGGCTGTCCCCTTCGGTGGCGGTCAAGCGGTGCGGCGGAAATGGTAGGGGCCCGACCGGGGAGAGACCGCCAACACTCCCGGCCGGGCCCCACAAGGGGAAGCTTATCAGTTCCCCACGGCGTAGGACCTCCCGGCGGACGAGCCCTTGCCGTTAGTGACGATGAAGTTGCCGGTCTGGACGCCGGCGGGCAGCACCGCAGTGATCATCGTGGACGACATGACACGGTACGAAGCGACCGGGGCGGTCTTACCGGCAACCGTGCAAGTCACGCCAGTAACTCCGACGAAGTTCGTACCAGAAATAGCGACCGTGTCGCCGGCCTTCCTCCCGGACGGGTCAATCGACGTGATCGTCGGAGCCGCCGCGGCGATTCCACCACCGAGAACAATCTCGTTCTCGCGGGCGTCGCTAATGAACAGAGTGACCGTACGCTTCGTGTAGGACGTGCGGTCGTCAGGCTTCTGAGGCTGACCGTTAGCGACACGGTACCAGTCGACGTGGTCGCCGTCCGAGAAAGGAATCTCCGGCTTCTTGCCTTCGCGCTCGTACAGGTCGTACTCAAGGCCGGTGCGCTTCAGCAGATCCCAGGCCTTCGAGTCGTCGGAAACAACGTAGTTGCCGTCGTCATCAAAGAACTGGTAGACGCTGACGTTGCCCTCATACTCGGCGGGGCCAGGAACGGTCCCCTTGCCGGCAGCGCCGAGGACGGGCTCCTCGACGGAAGTCGACCCCTTCGAGCCGAGCTTGTAGTCCGACTTCATGACCTGCATCTCCAGGTGCAGGCCGGCGTTAAGCTCGGCGGCAGTCGGGTTCTTCGGGTCAGCGGCCCGCTTGTCGTCAGCCAGAGCCACAAGGGTGATGCGCCCATCGCCGAGCGTACGGATGCTGGTAGCCATTTGCTCTCCTATCCATGCCGCCGCCGCGGTGACGGCGTACCAGTAGATGTTGTCAGTGTATCTCAGTGAAACCGGTTGACCGCCCGGATTCGCCACATGTCCACCGCGTACATGGGGTGCTTCTTCTCGGGGAGGTTCACCTGATTGTCGCGAAGCATGGCAGAGCAGTACTCCAAGACAAGAGGTTCGCAGTGCTGCCTGCCGACCTGCAGTTCGTACCCTTCCAGGGCGGCGCGCACGTCGTCCAGGACCGTGAGAAGACGGTCCGCCGTGGATGCAACCGTCGTGACAGGCTGCAGGAAGCTGATCTCCGACACAACATTGTCGAGGGTTGGCGCATCCCCGTAGTTCGCCTTCGGGAACCCGACCAGGACGTACGGCATCGGCGGGTTGTCGATGGTGACCTCGCCGAGGTACACCGAGTACTTACAACGCCCAGACAGCGCCCGCTCCACGGCCTTCACGAACGGGGACAGCTTAATCATGACAGCTTCCTCACTATCTCGTTCATGGTGTCGCTGATCTCGTTGACGACACTGTCGTCCATGTAGTCGGCTGGGTGCGGCAAGCCGCCGCCACCACGCGACGTGCCCCAAATCGCGATGTTCGCGAGGGCGCCGCGAGGCTTCGACGGACCGAACTGAGCCTCCACCACGGCGCCGCTCCCCTTGGTGTCGTAGGAGAACTCCTGCCCAACCTTCGCGATCCCCTTGTCCGGGAAGGCCGCATAATCCTTGCGCGCCCGCTCCTTCGCCGTGTCCAGCGCGTTGCGCACAGATACCTTCACGGCCTCGGTCGCTTCGCCGGCGGACATGAAATCAGCCGCCATGGCGGTGAGCTGCGACACGTCAACCTGGCTACCACTCATGCGGTCACCGCATCCACAAGGAGGCGCTGCGCGGTCGCATGCGTCAAGTTAATCAGGCCGCGGACACGGAAGCCGTACCGGTAGCCGGTCACCGTGGCGACATCGTCGACTTTGGCGTCATACGAGCCATACGGGATGTGCAGCTCAGTCTGCTGCACCGTGTACGTGTGACCGCCGACCGTCTGTGATGCGCCATACATGGTGGTCTGCTTCAGCCGACACTTTCCCTCATACACGCGCTCCAGGGTCGGCTCGTCGCGTTTCGTGGCAGGGTTCCAGTTCATAGACCCGGTCGGCCGGTCAATAACGCACGTGTCAGTCATCAGCCAGTTCGCCCGGCGCCGGCGGGTGCGGATAGCACTCACGGCCGCTCCCATTCCGCGAACGTGTACGGCGCGGAGTTCAGTGTGACGGGCGGCCACACCTCGCGTGTCGTGCGGAGAATCCCCACGCCAGACGGTCCGGACGGGGCGTACGCAAGCAAGGCGCGGCGTTCCGTCGCCGTCAGGAACAGGCCGGCCTCGTCAACCTTTTTGCCGGTTCCCATCCAGTCGTCAAGACGCTCCCCTGTCCAGCCTTCAGGGTTGTCGTACGCTCTTGCGGCGCACGACAACACGATTTCCTGCACACCGGGCGGGACGGTCTCGGCGGTCCATGGGTCGCGGATCCGGTCGGCCTCCTCGTTCACAAGGGAGGAGGCGCGGCGAAGCAGCCACTCCGCCCGTTTCTTGTCGGCGTCGCCAGCTATAGGCTCGCCGAGCCAGCCGGCGAGATCCTCAACAGAAGCGAGCGGAGTGGCGGCCATCATACGGTCCAGTCAGGCCAGGCCGGCAGCGGTAGCGCGACGCTCGTCCAGGACGGCGGCACCGAAGTAGGCATCCACAACGGAACGGTCCTCGGCGTACGTCGGGTCGTAGTCGCAGATGTGACGCAGGGCGAAGCCGTCCTGTGCGACACTGTCACCGAACGTGGCGCCGGCGGGAACGTCAGCAGCGCGCACAGCCAGGGCGAACGCATTCTTCTCGTAGAACACGGAGAACGCCTCAGGAAGGGCCGGCTCCTCGACGACAGTGAAGCCTCCGACCTTCGCAATGGTGGCGTCATGCAGCAGGCCGCCATTGTCGGCAGAGAACGACACATTCAGGAGGTCCTTGTTCTTGCGGAACACCTCAGCAACACCGGGGCCGACAGCGAGGGTCCGGTTGATGAACGGCACCCTGTTATTGTTGAGGATCCGGTTGGCGCGGGCAACGACCTCGAGGAGGTTGGAGCCGTCAGCCTTGAACTTGAGAGCCTTCGCGTCAGTGTAGGCGACGCCGGCGGCGGACGGGCTGGAGGCCTGCGAAGCCTTAACGCTCGCCATAACGGCACCAAGCTTCGCGGGAATAAGAGAGGCGACAGCCTCAGCCTGAGGCTTGACGACCTCACGCTCGAAGTCAGCGAGCGTCCAGGTCAGCCACTCAGAAGGCAGGCGGACCGCAGAGTAGAGTTCATCCTCAAGCTTGACGGGGACGTACTTGCGGCTCAGGTCGCCGAACGTGATCGCGGTGCGAGCTTCACGCTGCGCGCTGCTACGGGTACCCGAAGCAGCCTCGACGGGCATGGCGACATCAACGGTCGAGCCGTAGCCGCGCTCATAGCCGGCCTCGGCGTCACGGTTGACGGTCAGAGCAATGCTGGACAGGTAGTGGAGGGAGGCAATGTCCGAGAGGACGACCTTCCTGCCGGTCGTTGCGAAGTTCGCCATTTGGTTTCTCCTTCAGTGTCTGTTCGATCAGGCGAAGATCCTGCGGGCGCGAGCCTGCATGTCCTCTTCGGGCTCATCCGCGTCGGGCGGAAGAGACGGCTGGGCGGGGGCGTTCTTCTGCGCGGCCGCGTCGCTAATGGCCTGGGCGAGCGCCTCCACATTGGATTCGATGTCGTCGGGGTTGCCGGCCGCGACAAGGCCGGCGAGAGCGACAGGCAGGCCGGCGTTAGCGAGCGCGACAACAGCGGAAGCCTGCGCGGTCGCGGCGGCCAGCTTGGCCTGCAGGTCGGCGATGCGCGGGTCTTCGGGCTTGGGGGCCTCTGCCGGCTGCGCCTCGGGCGCGGGCGCGTCATCGCCCGCCCGTGCGGGCCCCGCAGCCTCGGTCGGCTTCGGAGCGGAGGAGTCAGCCTCCTCGGTCGGCTTCGACTCGGGCGTGTCGGGCGCGGACTTCGCGGGCGTGTCGTTCGCGGGCTTAGCGCCCGGCTGAGGCTTCGCGTCCGGCTCAGTTTGAGCGGCAGGGGTGTCCTGCTCGGTGACCGTGGCGCCCGGCTGAGGCTTCGCGTCCTCGTCGGCGTCACGAACGTTTCGGGGCTGGTCTGCCATTTCGTCTCCTGACGTAGTGCTGCGAATATCTTAACTCACCCCGTCCGACAGCAGGCTGCTGCCGGACCGGCGCATGCGGGCCAGGAGGTCGCCAAGCCCACTAGCGCCGGCAGCCTTCTGTGAGGCCACAGCCTCATCGTACAGGTCCACAAGTTCCAGGTCGTGCTCGGACGCTTCGCTAGCTTTCCATTTTGCGTTCGGGACATCTACAGGCTCGTACGTACAATCACAGTAGACGTGAGCCTGAAAAGCGGCGCTGTCCTTCGTATACACGGGGCCGCGGGCCGCGAGCATGCAACAGAAAGCACACGTCTTCCCGACGGTCACACGGCGACAGCGGACGCGCTGCTTCCGACAGGAATAGATAACGTCCAGGCGATCTCGGTCCCGCACAGACTTCATCGCGGTCGCCCCCACGCGACGGCGGGCGTCCGCGACCGCGGCGGAGCGCTCCACGCCATTCCCCACAAGGGTTTTTACCCTGATCGGCCCGGACAACATAAGCTGCCTATCAAGGGAAGAGTCCATAAGGGCCGGGCGGGCGAATCCCATGGCGCGCCCATGCTCACGGCCCCAGGCTCCCAAATATCTGGAGGCTTCCCGGTCCACGCCCGACGAGACACCCCGTAGCGCTGACGCCGTCTGGGACGCCCACGCCGCAGACGACGCATCCAAGTTGTCGGGGTCGAGCACTACGTCGAACAGGTCAACTGCGGAGTTGCGGGCTTTCGTGGCAAGCGCCCCGATCGCGACGCGGTGGCTGCCGATGAGGGTCACTCTTCCTCCACGGCGGCGGCCTTCTCGGGGTTGTCAGCGCCAGCGAGGGCCTGCGTGTAGGAGGTGAGCGCGTCAGGGTGTGCGTCCGCGTACTCGCGCCAGCCAGCCGCCTCGGACGGCGACACGCCGGGGATACGGTCCCACAGCAGGGCGGCAGGCACGCCCAGCGTCTGCGAAAGCTTCCCGAGGGCGTCCGCGGCCTGCGACAGAGAACGAGCCTCAGTGTCCCGCCAGTCCACGGCGAGCGTAGTGTCTTCAGAGTCGTCTCGGCGGCCGTCAACGGCGGCGCATAGGCGCACAAGGTTGCACACGGGGCGCCCAAAAGCGCGCGTAAGCGACTGCAGGTGGGCGCGCTCCGCAGCCTTAGCTTCAGCAAGAGCGTCCGCGCTCAGGTTGACTAGCTGCGCCCCAGACAGCGCCCAGGACGGCACCGACGCAAGCGCAGCCAACGTCCCCAGGTCCGCCCTCTCCGCATCGAGCAGGGACTGCAAGTTCGTTTCCGGCAGCGACCCGAATTGGACGCCTTCGCCACCGGTCAGCACGTCACCATGCTCTAGGAGGGCTTTCTGCCGTTCCGCCTCCTCAGGGGAGCCCGGGTCGGCCAGGCCGGTAGCGGTGCGAACCCGCCAGGAGTTGTGATGCTGGACGAGGAGGCGGTCATGCACGGTCTTGATGTAGCGACGAGCAGGAAGGCGCAGCCTATCCACCAGGGACTCGCACTCGCCGTCCAGCGCCTGGTAAGGGGCGACACGCACAACAGGACAGTGCCGCAGAGCGCCAGACCAGAGGACGGCGCCAGTGCTGCAGTCCACCTCCTCAGTTGCGGTCAGGTAGCGCCACGGGGCACCATCGCCGCGCAGCACGACGGCCGCGACGGGCCACTCGTTCGCCTCAGCCCCGCCCCAATCGCAGGCAATCCTAGAGGCCGGCAACGGCAGCACGGCCGGGCCATTCGACGGAAGAACAGCAGCGTAGGCGGCGCCGTCAATAAGGGCCTCACGCCACAGGGCCGTCTGCCTGGACGGCATACCCGACGCCTCCCACGGAGCCCAAAGCCTGGCAGACCCCTGATCGTCGCGATCAGAGGAGACCCCATCGGCGACTATCTGCCGGGCCAGCGTGTCCAACAGCAGGCCCAGGGTAGGGCCGAGCGACAGTGCCTTCAGGCGTCGTTTCGTGGCGTCAGCCCTGTCTGAATCAACCCCATATAGAGGCCCACTGGCGGCAGTGCGGGTGGACGCCCCAGGGGCGACCTCTTCGCGCCGCTGAGCGGCAAGCGCCCTCGCCTCGTCGCGGCGAGCCGCAATGTCATCCCACGGTCCGTTCACCATATCGATCCCCTGCTCCGGCGGCGGCTATTCAGCCATATGTTACGGATCATCCTACCGCCGATCATGCAGACCGCCAAGTCGATCTTCTTCCTGGACTCGCGGCCGTCCTTGGAGATGGACATGCCGTACTTCGTCGGGTAGCGGACAGCGTGCAGGACGTGAGCGCGGAGCCTTGCGTCACCATCGTGGACGAACGCGTGCTCAACCACGTCGGTGGTCACGACTTGGACGGCGCGCACGAATGCTTTCTGGTTCGACGGTGAGGACATATCCCACTTCACCGCATGCCCCTGGGCGGCCCTCAGACGCAGCCGGCGACCATAGTCGCGGTGCCAGCCATCCACGACCGAATCCCAGAACTGCTCCATAGACTCATCCTCAACAGCATGAGACGGGTCTGCCCATAGGGCCACCACGTTGTGATGCTCGTAGAAGTCGCGGACGCGTTTGTCAACTGCGGCGCGGTCCACGACCCATTTATGGGCGCGGGCATCCGGCGGACGCTGCCACACGCCAACCACGAACGGCGCACCATCGCTGACACGGACAGCCACACAAGCGGTCGAGTCGTCAGATTTGCCGCCATCGAAGAACATCGCCACCTCGTCGCCGGGCTCCAAGGCGGGCAGCTCCTTATCGAGGCAGGAGTCCCATTCCTCACGGGTCAGCCAGGCGTCCTCGGACGCAACCACCTGGTTGTACCACTTCCGGCGCGACTCCGACGGCGGCGTAGACGGATCCATGATGTCCTGGACAATACGGTCTGGGGTCAGCCAGGACGCGTCACCACGCACAGACTCGACCACCTCGGGGGCAGCTTCCGCAGTCAGCGGCGCGTCAGGGGGCGCCTCCAACGAGTCGTACATGAGGCCGGCGTCCTTACCGCCGTGACCTTCCCAGCCTTCACGGACCGACAGACCCACCGACTCGACACCAACCCTGGCGGCGTTGCAGATGTGCAGGACCCGCGCCTGCCGTTCCGGCGGGGACTTTGCCGCATCACCGCGGACCACGCCCATCATCGCCATGCCGGAGTTCGACCGCGTCCAGTTCTGCGTTTCATTGCACACAGTCAGCGTGGCGCGCGACCCCTCGGCTGCGTCGGGATTCGACGTGATCGCAGTGATGAATCCTGCGCTCCCGTCCGTCGGGCGGACCAGGGTCGTTACCACCCGGATTGCAAGGTCTTCGCGGACATCCGGCGGAGCTAGGGCGCGAATCGCCCCCATCGTGTTCTCTGTCTGCTGCTGGGAAACCGCCAGGAGGCGAATCCAAGGCGACTCCTCGCGGCGCCCGCACACCACGCCGCCCTCCCCCACAAACGGGACGGACGGGCCGCAGAGCGCCGCGAGGGCAATAACGCCAGCCAGGGGGTCCTTACCCCACCCTTTGCACCGTTGCAGAACCACCGTGGGCGACAAGAACTTCCCGGCTGAGTCTGTCGCATAATACCAGAGCATGAACCTGAGCTGCTCGTCAGTGAACAGGAACGGGCCGCCGCCAGGCCCAGCAAGGTGAGCGGACGCCCAGCAGACCACGTCCCAGCCGGCAGTGTGCTCAGGCAGCAGCCACTCACCGTCCTTCACGGCCCACACCGGGCCGTGCGCAACCGCCGGGAAAAGCCCGCCAGCCCCCGGCAAGGCAGCCGGCCGTGACCTCAGGCGCCCCTCATAATGCTCACGAATCTCCGCGAGGAGACGCGGGTCGTCGCCGCCGGCCGCCTTCCGCTCACGAGGCCTGGCCACGAGTCAGCCCCCACCGGCCGGCAGCCGCGATGGACGCATGCTCAGACCGGGCCACCTGCGCCCTAGCGTCAGCCTCCTCGTCCGGGAGGTTCAACTTCGACAACAGCTGCGCCATCGCCACGCGATGCTGACGCACCTCCGACAGAAGCGGATGGGCCCGCAGCTGCTTCTGCGACCCAGGCATCACATAATCGGCGCCAGCAAGCTCCCGCTCAATCTTGTCAAGGATCGTCGCCTCCCGACAGGCGTCCTCCAGCAAGCGGATCTCATCTGGGCGGAGCTCCCACCTGGACATAATGTCATCCCACATACGGCGGGCGGACTTGCTCAGCCGCGGCGGCGGTTTCTGCGGCATCTCAGCCCCTCTCAGTCGTAGCGTGCCCCAATCATACCGCTAGAAGCCGCCGGCGGCCGCCCCGCAGGATGTGCGAGACGGCCGCCGGACCGCGAACCGGGAAGGGTCAGGCCTTATGGGCCCCACCCTGCGGCTTCCGCAGGTCAACACCACCAGGAGTGACAATACCAGCCCAATCCAGAATGCTGATCCCGTTGACCTTGACGCTCTTCAGAATATTGAAAGCGCCGAGGACAAGACCGGCAACAGACAGGACCTGAGTGGCGGCCGCCTCGGCGGTCGCCGGGTAGGCGCCCGCAAGCCAAGTGCCAGCCGCGATCACAACAACCGCAGCCAGAGTGATCATCCGGCGACGGCCAGCCGTCCAGTACGGCTTGTCCAGGGCCGCCTGGATCAGAGGCCACGCGACCGCCGCGACCGCCGTCAGGGTCGCGGACTGCTCAGCTGTCAGAGTCATCTTCCTTCTCCTTGCTTCCTCGTTCCCATGGGTACCCGTTCTCAACGCCCTCGCACAGCCCAACCCAGTAGGCGCCCAGGATGGCTGCAGCAACAGCGAAGAGGACGATCATGAGGCGTCGGCGACGCCCTGGCCGCCCTGCTGGGCAGTCAGGCGCTGCTCGATAGCGGCAAGGGACTTACGAGTCTCCTTGACCGCGTTGTACAGGTCGCCGTCGAACTTAACGCCCGCGATACCAGGGGTGACAGCATCAGAGATGACCTGAACCTTGCTGTTCAGGGACCGCAGCTCGTCGCGGATCGCACCCGAATACCACGCCATGTCGCCAGCGTAATGGTCACCCTCCTTGCCGGCGCGCAGCGAGTCACGGATCTCAGTCAGAAGGTCAACAGCAGCAGACATTTCCAGCTCCTCATCAGTAGATGACACACCACCGCCGGCATAGTCGCCGAGCGGCTGTTCCTTCCACGCCCAAGCCAAGGACGCGAAAGACTGCCCGTACGTTTCGTAACGGTCGTTCGGGTTACCGCAGTTGTACGTGGACCCGGCCCTACACAGACTGTCCCACGAGTAGTCGCCGCCGAGGTAGCCGGCCAAGATCCCGAACCCAACCTCCGACGAAGCCTGCGGGTCCCACCAAGCCCGGTCCGGGTCGTTGAAAAAGTAACCCGGGTACGTCACCTGGGTCGGCCCAACACCGTTCGACGTGGCCCCCGCGCTGATCTGCGCGTAGAAATCACGGAACTTAGCCTCCGTGACCTCGCCGCCACCCTGATAGGCGCCGCCAGCATCATGACCGAACACGTTCTCACCGTTCGACTCCTGCTCAGCAAGACCCAACGCCACCCAGCGAGGCAGCCCCGCAGAGTCCGCAGCAGCCACGAGAGCGCCCATATTCGCGATCGTCCTACCGGAGTACCCGGACGACGAAGAACGCCCCGTAGAAGGGCCGTCACCGCTCTCAGCCAGGCGCAGACAATGCGTCCACCTGCCACCGCGCGTGTACACGTGAGTCGCATAGTCGCCGACCCTGGTCTCCGAGCCGGTCTGATCACCAACATAGCCGTCGATCGTGCCATCCTCGGCGATCCACGCCTCAGCCAGCCCATCCGGGACAACCATCGCGACATGGCCGACGCCGCCGGAGGCAGCCTCCGACAAGATCACGTCACCGTCCTGGAAACCACCATCCGGATACAAGGACGCATCCGACCATGGAACCTCGTACCAGCCACGAGACGTCAACTCAGACCGCATCGACCCAGTCCACGTCGACTCAGGCAGCAGCCGGCCGTCACCCCAGCCGTACCCCCACGCCTTGTGAAGGCCGTAGTTGATCGCCCCGCGCACCGCAGACGAGCAGTCCATGTTCGAGTCACGCTGCAGCCAGCCATCCTCGTCGCTGTCCCGGTACGAGAACAGACGGTCAGGCTGCGAGTAGCCGACAGAGTAGGCCCCACCCTGCGGCTTCCCCGGACCGGCCTGGCACCAGTACTGCATCTGAGACGCAGCAATGGAGTTAACCCCCATGCCTCTCCTTCCCGGCGGCCGGTCGGCCGCCTACAACAAGGTTACGGGGCCAGGAGGGTGCCGCCACGCACGCGCCCACAGTGACCGCCGCCACCCCAAACGCCGTCGTTCCGAGCATCCCAC